AAATAGGAGAATTGAAATGGACCACAAGGAAATCCTCGGCGAGGCTATCGCCATCCTTCGCGACCGCGACCAGCAATATGGGAACATCCACGACATCACGGGCAGGGCGTGTCAGATCTTTGAGCTGATCACGGGCATGACAATGACATCCTATCAGGCCAACATGTTCTTGCACTGCGTGAAGCTGGCCCGCATGAAGCCGCAGCCGGGCAAGGTGGATAATTACGCGGACGGCATTAACTATCTCGCCTTCGCGGGCGAGTTCGCAGTTGCGGCAGATCAGGCCAATGCTGCCCTCAACGCCGAGATGCGTGACCTCGTCAACAAGCTCAACACACAGGAGGCTTAGGAGATGTTTGTAGGAAAGCGTGAACTGACCCATGACGAGAAGCTTCGGGCGGCCTACGCCTGCCTGATCAATGGCGTCCACCAGCATCACATTGCCGCCCTGTATGGCGTCAATCAAGGCCGCATTAGCGAGGCTGTGAAGCTGGTCGAGAAGGCCTGCGGCTTCCCCGCAAAGGATGAGAAGGGCGACGAGGCGAAGGTCTCGTAGTCCCACAATGGTACAGCATCCGCGTGTCTGCGTTAATGGATTGGTGATGTCTCTGCTGCATGGTGGGGATGTCACCAACATTGATATGGAGATCGACATGCAACGGATACAAGACAAGCTGCGCCGCATCGAGACGATGATCGACCCTCAGTATCGCACCAAGCGCGAGTTCTTGATCAACCCGGACGGCATCGAGGCGGCCAACTACATCGACAACTTTCACCGCCACATGGGCTATGTCATCCAGATCGCCCTTGAGCACATTGATGATGAAGGCGTCCACGCGCAGATCACGCGCCACGGATATGCCGCACTGAAGGGAGTGAAGTGATGAACGCCGAATTAAAAATGATCGGAACCTTGGTGTTCCTCGTTGGAATTAATGTCATCATCGGATGGGGAGGCTAAGATGATCATGGAGGATAAAATGCTGACACTTGAAGAACTTCACGCACATTACAAGGCCGTTCGCGCCCGCTTGGACAATCCCGTCAAGAAGGAGCCCGCCGTCCGCCTCGTTTACCCCGAGCCTGACCCGGCGCCCTACCCTGATCCGCTCGACTTCCCGCCCCCCGTTGTAATTGAGATCGTTGAGATTACGCCCGAGCCTGTGCAGTTGCCTGTGGTGACCACAGAGACGCCCGCGCGCAAGATCCTGATGGAAGTTGCCGAAAAGCATAACATGCCCGTGGCGTCCTTCCGCAGCCAGAGCAGGAAGATGAATTTCATCAATCTGCGCCATGAGGCATGCTACCGCCTCAGTACGGAGCTAGGCTTCTCGCTCAAGCAGATCGGACGGCTGATGGGAAACCGCGACCACACGACGGTGATGAATGCCATCAAGAGACATAAAAAAATCCTCGCCGAGGGTTACAAACCCAAGACGAGGAAGTTGCGTTTTACGAACGCCTGCGTCACCAAGGGCGGAACCACAGGCGCAACATGATCATGAATGATCTTGACGCATCATGCAAGGAGACCTTTCCCCATCCGGGGGAGGGTCAACAATTATCTGGCGTGACGATATTGGATCTGCGACTTTTTTCTTGCCGATATGTGATTGGCGTCGATGAAGATCTCGGCGCAATTTTTTGCGGTAAGCAAACCTTCAAAGTCTCCTACTGCGAGACCCATCACAAGATCTGCTACAAGGGATTTCCTAAGTCCAATTTATGATAATTTTTCCAGTGCCGCCGGCGCCATTCGTGCTGGCATTGCCGCCATTGGTGCCACCGCCACCGCCTCCCGGAGCCGTCCCGCTTGTAGTGGAGGCGCTGTTAGATCCACCCTGCCCACCATTTCCGCCATAGATAGATGTGCCGCCGGGTTGAGTGACATAAGCAGTATTCTGCCCGCCGCCACCACCCGCGCCAGCATATGTTGTGCTGCCACCGGCGCTTGCATATCCACCCGCGCCGCCAGTTTCAGACAGAATGAGAGTCCAAGGGACGGAAACTGTTGGTGTGTATATTGCCGCAGGCCTCAAGTATTCCGCTTGGCCGCGCCCGCCATATCCGCCAATTGCCCATATCGCATCGGCAAAATACGAATACATTCCGGGATTTCCGGCGGGGGCTCCGTAAATAGCGGCAGAGGCGGCGCCAGCTCCAACATAAACGCTCTGTGCGCTACCCACTGAAAGCTGCCCAGCAAGGATCGTATATTTTACATAGCTGCCGCCCTGCCCGCCCTGAGAAATCGTGTTCCCATTAAAGCAGTAGCCGCCAGCGCCTCCCCCTCCCCATATCTCAACTGTCATAAAGTTAAAGTTGGGAACGACAAATGCCGACAGACCGGCAGTCGCAAATTGCTGACTTCCGGCGGTGACAGTTTCACCCGTGAAGGGGATCATTGAAATTCCGGGAAGCATTATGATGCCAATCCTGCGATAGAGTTCAGGATGATGAAGTTTGAGTTCACGACATAATAGGACAGCGCGTTATAGGCGCCGGACGTCCTGACAAACGTTGGCTTCACGCCGCTGGCGAACTTATACGCTGACCCGTAGGTGTAGGGATTGAATATGGGGCCGATGGACCCAGTGATTGAGGTCGAGGCTACAAGCTGCGACGTGCTGACGGTATAGACGCCAATGCCACCCGCTGTCCCGCTGGTCTGCGACACGATCGTCCCCGTCGCCCCGCTTGTCAGAGACATGCCTACAAAGATCGTCCCGGCCGTGGCGGAGGTGACGTTAAGGGTTGTCCCCGCCGACGTCCCGCCAACACTATCGGCAATGGCGCCGGTAAATGTTGTCGTGGTCTGGGTGGCGCCCTCGGTGATAAAGATCAGGCCGCTCTGACCCACCTTGATGTTGGCCGTTGGGCTGGGGTTGGCGAGCGTCCACACGCCATTAAGCGTCAGCGAGAAATTGTAACCGGCGGTGAAGTCCGGGGTCACGGTCGTGCCAACCGCAGACAGGGCGACATATGCCGCCGAGTCCCAGACAGCCCCGCTTTGAAGAAGCTTGGGCGTTGTCGTCGCCGTCATGGCCACGCTGGTAATTGGCGTGGGGTAGTTTGTGTCAACGGTGCCGGTAAGGGTGCCGCTATTGTAAGTGGCAATTGTGGTGCCAGCGATTACGCCAGTTCCGCTCAATGCCATCCCGACAACGATCGTGCCAGTGACGCTGCTGACAGTGAGTGCAGTGCCCACGATCGTACCCGTGAAGGAGGCCCCTACAATGCCTGCGCGATATTCTGCGCTGGTGGCCTGAGCGGAGGCGGCCACCTTGGGGTAGGTGACAGCCCCGTCAGCGATTGCTGCGGTATTAACCGCACCCGCCTGAAACATTGAGGACGTGATGCTATAGGGCGCCGGGACTGCGGAAATGAAGAAGGCTCCAGTCGAGTCCGCGTAGACAAAGCTGCGGGCGGCCGATTGGAGGACGATGGGGGTTCCTATCGTCGAGCCACCCGTCACAACTGCGAAGCTGACCGTGAAGGTGTTCGTGCCAGAATTAACCGCGTTATTGTAAATGATCCAGTTTCCCGCAGCCGGGGTGCGGATGAGGACGTTGCCGGTCAGGGTTCCGCTCAGGGAAAGGATGAGCGGGATGTAGGAGGCGCTGCCGCCACTGGGGTATGCCACGATCGGGAACGTGTTTGTCAGGTCAATCGTGCCCGTTGTCAGGGTCATCGCCTGAGTGCCGCCAAAGGCACTGTCAATCTGATCCCAGTCCTGATTGATCGCCCCCGACCAGCCAGTCGGGTTCGTCGAATATTCATTGTAGGCGGGCTTCAAAATGTTCTTGTTGGGAGTATAGGTTGCCATCAGGTAGCCCTCAGATGTGCTGGTTTGCGACTTCCAGAGCGCGAGCGACCGTGCTGTCGTCCACGTTCAGGAGATCCTCAGTGCTTTGCGTGACGTGCTTCTTGGCGGCCTTTGACAATGCCATAAGATTGACGGCGCCGCCAGTGGCGCGATTGATGCGGCCGCCAGCGTTCTCTTCCGCGACGCGCCCCTGAGATGCCGTTGGGGTATTCTCTGCGAATGGTGCAAATGCCTGAGCATTCTTGACCGCCTGATCAATGCTCATGCTTTTCTGCATGCCGCGAGCATATGCAGGAAGCTTCTCGGCAGGCGTCGTCATAAACCGAGAAAGATCTTCGCGGAACTGAGGGCCTTGCGTCCCCTTCGCCATTCTGCGCAATGCACTGACAGGCTGCATAGCCATACTGCCAGCATGGCTGACTGTCTGAGGCAATGTAATATCGCCAATGTCACTGGCGAATGCCTTGCTCATTTCGGCGCCTTGGGCCGCCGCTCGCGCAGGGAGAAGATCCTTCGAGGTCTGGCGGAACCCCATTTCGCGATCAACAATTCGCGCAATCCTGTTCACCTCCGGCTTGCCGAAGATGATTTCAAGAGATTTGCGATTATTGTTTTGCTCACCGCCTAATATGCCCTTGAGCGCCGCAACGTCTTCGACGGACCCGTTCAGCTTCTCATTGATCAAGCTGCGGACAGATGCGCGAAGGGCAGGGCCTTCCGCCGGGCTGCTCATAAATTTTGAAACCTGATCAGGCCTGACGGCTCTCTGGCCAGCCGAGAAGAGGTTCTGCCCCATTTCGTTTGCTTTGATAAGAGCATAGACATCCGTGTATTTCCCCATGACTTTTTCATAGCCGGGGATGTTGTCTTTCAGGAGCTGAGACAGATCCTTCCTGATTGAGCCGATAGCAGCCTCACGGCCACGCAATTCTCCGGGTCCGATACCGAGCGTTTCATCGCCGTGATTGATAAGGCTGTCGATTTCTGTCCGGGCATGCTCAAGGGACTGGGGGTTTGTCTTGTAGGTTGGGGGCGCCCCCGGTTCAGCCGCAATATGTTCGCGGCGAATTACCTTTCCAGTGTTGGGATCTTTAATCTCCTTAACGCTTGCAGAAGTTCCCGCCGTCCCTTCGTCCTCAACGAAAAGGTTGCGGATGCTCCTCAACGCCTTGGCAGTTTTGCCCTGCGCTGTGGGAAGCATTCCATCAATCTTCTGAACGATGGCACTGGGGTCAATAGGAGGCGCATTCTTCAGGAGAGGGGTTTCCTCGCCGGATAGGGTTTTCATATATGCTTTAAACGCGGCATCTGCTTCGCGCTCGCTTATAGTCGGGCGACCAATGACATGGTTGACATCGTCTCTGATGCGAGTGGCTGTGGATGCGTCTCGCTGCTCAATATGCTGCGTGATCATTTTAGCAGCGGCAGAGTCTGGGCTCTCGTCGATGATGCTTTTTGCAAGGGCGCGAAATTGCGGAGTGTCCAAGATAACGTCGCGACCATCCTTCGGAATTGGGATGTCGCCAGCGGCCAACTTGTCAGACGCGCGTTTTAAAAAGTTCTGCGCGCCGCGAGACATGCTGTTGAAGATGTCGGGCTTCCAAAGGCCCGCAAGGGACTTAGCCGCCTCACCCGCAACAGGCCCGGTGGCGCCGATAACAGTCGAAAGCGCGGCCTTGCCAAGATCCGGCACTTCCTCTGTCCCCATCAGGTTGGAGATTACATCCTCTCCGAGGCTTGACACGCCCCCAGCAACGCCTTGAGCGGCAACAGACAGCGGAAGGCCAACGGTTGCCGCAGGCGCCACATACGCAGCCGCAAGGGCTGCGGGGATAGCTGCCATGCTCTTGCCTACAAAGCGGCTGAAGTCGAGAGAATTGAGGCCCGGCTTGTCGAGGTGGTATGCCTGCTCTACGCCCTTGTCATCAGGTACAATGACAATTGGATTGTTGTATTTATCTGACCCGTATCGCGCACCGGGAACATTTTTTTCAATGACGTTTCGCGCGCCTTCGGGCGTCGAGCTGAACATCAAGCCGAACTGCGTCTTGGCGGTTTTACCAAAGGTTGGCACCGTGTTCAGGGGCATCTCTGCCACTGTGGGGAGATCTTCGGCAGGCTTCGGCTCTTTAGCCTCAACCATTTCTGTGTGGCCAGTCGCTTCGCCACCGGGGCCAGTGACAGGAACCTCAATCATCTTGGGCTCAAGAGCGGCCACCGGCTCTTCATCACCATAGTTGATGCCCCCAGAGGGGGGAGCAGCCTGTTCATCTTCGGAAGCGTAGCTGATGCCCATCGTTAGCGAGCCCCATAGGTAAGCGCGGGAGCGCGAATATGCGTCTTGTAGGCATCTTGTGGCGACACTCTGGTCGGCTCCCCGATGTCCTTCGCTTCATGGTTGACACCATTCATCACGAATAGATCTCCGGGGCGGAGGCCCTTTTCAACAAGCTTCTTGCCGATAGCCGTGCTGATAGCATTCGCAGGCATCACATAGACAACGCCCTCTGTGAAACTCTCAGGTTTTGGTAATCCTTGACCCTTGAAGTTCCCAAGGGCGCGGTCAGCGGCCTCTTCAAATAGAGCCTTCGGGTGCGCTCTCTGCCAGACATCCTTGAACGCGGCAAAGTTTGTTGCGCCGGTCTCTCGCTTGGCCTTTTCCCAGTCAGACACAATGGCATTCTGCCACATCAAACCAGCGAGACGGGTTTGAGCGAGGCTGTGCGACGAGTCCACAGGCATGTCGAGGCTTGGCGTAGCCTTCTTTTCAGTTATCAGGAACTCAGCCTGCGTCGGACGGGCAAAGCTTCCCGTGACCTGATTGATGGCCTGATCTACGTTCGTCTTGAGGGCTGTGAATGCCGCAGCCTCATCTTTTGCAGACATGATCTGGTTGGCGACAGCTTCGAGGCCGAGACCGCGAGCAAAGTTCGACATCTCCGCCTTGCTCATGTTCAGGCCTTTGCTCTGAAGAACTTTAGCAGCTGTCGAGAACTTCATAATCGTGTCGATGCCGTCCTGAGCTTTTTCGGCGCCGCCAATGAAATCTTTCTCAAGCGCATCGCTCTGAGCCTTAGATGCCGCGAGACGCTTGTCGCCCTCCCCCTTGATGATGACCTTTTTGCCGATCAGTGAAGGATCGACAGGGTGTCCGCCGGTCTCCGGGTATCCAATGAAGTCGCTGATGGGCTTCGAAATGACGATGCCAGTATTGGGATCGATATTCGACTTGTAGTCCTTCGGCATCTCTTTCGGAGGCGTCACATTGAACACGTCAGCATTCGGATGAACGGAATACTTTGTGCCATAGGCAGTCGTGTGTTCTGTGCCGACCACTTTCTCAAGACGGTCGCGGTCCTTATCCGCCGCCGCAAGATACTTATTAGCCTCCTCAAGAGACCCTTTCTTTTTAAGCTCGTCGTATTTTTTCATGTTGCTCTCAATACGAGCCCCAAGATAATCGGGGTCATTTTCAGCTTGAGCAACTGTTTTGCCTTCAGGGAGCTTTACGTCAGGTGTTGTAGGAACCTGACTTCTGCCAGCTTCCTGAGCCGTGCGAGCGTCTGACAGTTTCTTTTGACGGTCGTACTCAAGTTCAGCCGCTTCGTTCAGGATCGCATCGGAGCGGTCGATGTATTCCTTTCGATTGGCGTCAAGTTGGTTGGCGAGCGTCGTCAACCGCGTGGCCTCGGTAGTGTTCTCTGGCATCGTTTGAGCGATGCGGGCGGCTTTCTTGCGCAATTCCTCAATCTGGGCCGCTGCGGTTGCGGCTTGCTGGCGAAGGAGGATTGGATTGCGCTCAGGGGGAGCCTTTTCCCATACGCTCGGAGTTGCAAGCAGCCCATTCTTGATCTGGGCCTTGTCCTTCAACGCAACCTCTTCCCCCATGCTTTCATTGGCACGAGCTTGAGAAGGCTGTTCTTCAGTTTTTGCCGAAGTCGAGGGGGAGACCGTAGGCGGCGTGGAAGCAGTAGGCAGCGTTGGTTTAACGGTTGTCGCGCCGCTTGTAGCTCCGGGAATGGGGGCAGGTTTTTCTTCGTTCAAGGTTGAACGCGCAAGATCCACGGTGCTGTTGCCCGAAGGGGTAGCAGTTTTTTCGGGCTTCTCAGCGCCTCCAATAAAGCCGAAATAAAGGCGCTGATACTCGTCCTGCGACACAAGCTTGCCGGAGGGTACATGGCGCCAGTACAATTTTCCATCTTCCCCTTCAATTGGACCCTTAAACATGTCCTTTGCAAGGGCAAAACGCTGCTTCATGATGTCAGCATTCTGCTTCTGCAACTGAGTGTAAGCGCCAGCGCCGCCAACAAGGCCAGAACCAATGGCGCCAAGCAGTGTTTTGTTGGGCGATGCCAGCATTGAGCCAACGCCGGTGATCGCGGGAAGCCAGAAGTTCTCAGAGGAGAGTGTATCCTTAGCCGTCGCCCCAAGGCCTTCAAGGCTGGGGATGAAGGGCTTGGAGGCAAGTCCGGGGCTGGGCTCTTTAGGCGCGCGGACGGCAACAACCGCATCTTCAGGCGTAGGAGCCGGGCGGCCGGGTTTCACAAGCGGAGCGCCACGGGAGACAATAGTGGTCCCCTCCTCCTCTGCGGGAGCGGGCGCGGGAGCCTCCTCCACTACAGGCTCACCCTCGACCGGGACAGAGCCGCGAGATTGGTAGTTCTTGCGATGCGGGACGGCGCCGCCTGTCTTTAGGAAAAGGAAGGGAAGGAACTCAGCAATGCCTTCCGCACCAGCCATCATAGCCGGGGCGGCTTCTGTGGCTCCAGCAAGACCGGCAGTCAAAGCTTCAGGGGCGGCGCCAGCAATAGCTTCGGGCGCGGCAGCACTCGTCAAGTCAATTACCCCCGGAAGGGCACCTGTGCTGGTCGAACTCATGGCGGTCTCGGGTGCGCCAAGGCCCAGCTTGCCTGCTGCCCATTCGCCGCCTTTGTAGAGGCCGCGGCCCTTCAGACCTGCATTTATAAGTTCGCTTGCCCCGCTCTGTTGCTGTGGCTGGCGCGGCATTTCGCCGCCCTTCATCAACTGATGTTGCTGCTGATCCTCAATCCCCATCCAGTCATTGGCGCCACCGTAAAGGCCACCCTTGGGATTGACGTAGCTGCCGACAGCGTGATGCTCGCGCCCGGCCAAACCTCCGCGAGCCAAGTCCTCGGTGTCATCCTCGTCTTCATCAAGCCTGCTGGCCTTGTCGATGAGGAGCTTGTTCTTCGCCACAACAGCGTCAGCCGCCAGTTTTCGATTGGCGACATCTTCGGCGCTGCGAAGCATGTCAGGGCGCATGCCCCATATATCAGCCGCATTCTTGCCAAGTGCAGCCGTCTGAGACAATTCTTGAGCGGCGTTGCGCTCAGGTTGGCGCTGGATCTGCGCCCCCTGCATCATCTGACGCTGTTGGCCGGGCTGGATCTGGACGCCATACAGGCCACCAGACTGCCCCTGCTGCGGCCCGTAATAGGCCAGAGCAGGGTTCAAATAGTCAGGGACGCCACCAAAGGCGAGTCCGCCACGGGCAAAGCTGCCACCCTCTGGGCCAACAAGGCCACCCTGTGAGGAGTTCTGCGCAAGGAACTGATCAAGTTCATTCAGGCGAGAGTTAATATATCCGGGGCCAGATCCAATGTCGGAGGCATTG